TTGCAAAAGAACTGCTGCGCCAGTTTAGCAGAGAAACAAAGGGCATGACACCTGCAGAAAAAGAAGAATACAAGCGTAATATGTTTGTAAAAAAGAAAACACCCGCAAAGAAAACCATGACTGCTGCTAAAGGCGGTATGGCTAAACCAAAACGTATGCGTGGTGGCGGCATGGCTAAGATGGCTAAAAAGAAAATGATGCGTGGTGGCGCAGTTAAAAAGAAGTAAGATGAAACGTACCTGCATTAAATATATAGGCTGGGCTTTGCTCTATATGGGCAAGCCCTTTACCTGTGTAGGCAATTGGTTCTGGCGTATGCACAGAACTGTACTAGATTGGAATGATAAGTGAGCATCACTAGCTATCCAGAAGTAGTTACATTCGGGGGTGGGGTAGGTAACTATCCGTACTTCCTACAGGTATCTCGTGGTTTAGTTCCCGGACATAAACGTGTGTTTAAGTTTGGGTATAATTCAGACATAAACAATGCTATTGAAGATGTTTGGGACGTGGGTGGTATATATACATACCAGAGTAGCGCACTTGCAATGACAGCCACAAGTGGTGGCGGTGCTACAGATAATGGTGTAGAAGTTACTATTCAAGGTTTAGATGCCAATCATGATGAAGTCAGTGAGGTAGTGACGCTTGCTGGTTCTGGCAGTGCTACTACTTCTGCAACATACCTAAGAGTATTCCGTGCCTTTGTTTCAGGCTCACAAGAACCTACAGACGATATAGATATCACTAATGGTGGTACTATTTATGCACGGATTCACGAAGACGAACACCAAACACTCATGGCACTGTGGACTGTACCTGCAGGTTATACTGCATATCTTTTGCAAACAGATGTAACAGCCTTTACAGAACAAAACAATAAGTTTGCCGTTGTTCATATTCAAACTCGTGAATTAAACGGGGTGTTTAGAACACAGGATAAGTTTTCGATTGTAGAGGCTACGCATCATCAGCAATATCAAGTGCCTCTTCCTATTCCAGAAAAAACAGATATTCGTGTTCGTGCAATCGGGTCTAGTAGTAACGCAAACATAGCACTTTCTGCAGGTCTTGACATTATCTATATAGAGAACTAATATGATAACTAAAAATAGAAGCATTGGTTCTGAATTAGGTCCAGTAAGTGGTGACTTATATACTGTACCAACGCAGTATGAAGCAAATATAAAAAGTGTATTTTTAACTAATGGCACGAGCAGTACTCGTACTGTTACAATAACTTGGTATCAATCTTCTACTAATGTAACATGGCCTGTAACTACTGATTTGGAAATGGTAGCAAACGGTATTATACAGATAACAGATTCGTTGTATTTAAATAAGGGCGATAAGTTTTCTGCTAGTGCAGATGCGATTGGAGTGAACATACATTTCAATGTAGAAGAAAAATTTATTGGTACTCGTACTCAATAGGATATAGATATGGCCCCTAAAGCACCAGCTAAACCTAAAAAGAAAACTAAGAGCAGAGTAAACGAGTCAGGTAATTATACTAAGCCTGAGTTACGTAAGCGTTTATTTAATAGAATTAAAGCTGGCACAAAGGGCGGTAAAGCAGGTCAGTGGTCGGCACGTAAAGCCCAAATGCTTGCACTTGCTTATAAAAAAGCTGGCGGTGGCTACAAGACAAAGAAGGCATAAACTATAGATGCCTACAAAGCTAAGTGAAAACACTGAGGTAGCATTACCTCTACGTAATATTATCAGCATGGTTGCTGCTGCATCACTGGCAACGTGGGCATACTTTGGTATCATAGAACGTCTTAATCAGATAGAGACTAACATAACTATGATGAATGCCGACTTAGGACAAAATACAGAGTTTCGTATTAAGTGGCCTCGTGGTGAGATGGGCAGCTTACCTGCTGACAGCGAACAGTTCATGTTGATTGAACATCTTGCTGACCAGATAGATGAACTAACATCACAGATTGATGAAGGTCGTGCGCCACATGACCAGCAACAAAAACTAACACTGGAGTTTTATGAAAAACGTATTAGTGCAATAGAAGCTAGACTAGAGATAATGAGAAACGGAAAAGATGGTGACTGAGACAATTACACTAATACTATATCTTTCCGGCAGCGTAGCGGAGCATACTGCTTTTGAAAAGCTGTCCAAGTGTTTAAAAGCTAAACGCACCATAGAAAGAAACTTGTATAAAGATACAGGTACTGTGCGGTACTCTTGTGAGTCAAAAACAGTTGAAATTAGTAAAGGGCCAGACGGTAAAAATTATATCGTAAAAATAGTGGAGTAAGCAATGGTAGACCCCATCACAGCCATTGCCTCTGCAAAGATGGCCTATGAAGCCATTAAAAAAGGTTTGCAGATAGGCAAAGACATAGAATCAATGGCTGGCGATTTGGGCCGTTGGATGAACTCAATCCACGATGTCAAGAAAGGCCACGAGAAAGCTAAAGGTCGTAGGTTTGGTAGCGTAGAAGAAGAAGCACTTGAAACATTTGCAGCTAAAAAGAAAGCAGAGCAAATGGAAGAGGAGTTGCGTAACTTTGTAAACATGACGTATGGACCAAGTGCATGGTCACAAATAATACGCATACAAGGTCAACTACGTAAACAGAGGTTAGAAGAAGAACGGCTGCGCAAGCAACGGACAGAAGAAATAATTGTATGGGGTATGATTATATCCTGTATTGTTTTATTCTCTGGTTTGATACTGTGGATAGCCGTTACAGCCTTTTAACTTGACAAATCAATATAAAGATGGTATAACTTAGATATGACATTAAAAGGACCACAGAAAAGTCTCAAGGCTTGGACCAAACAAAAGTGGGGTACTAAGAGTGGGAAGCCGTCTGGAAAAACTGGAGAACGGTACTTACCTGCTGCGGCTATCAAAGCGTTGTCACCGCAGGAGTATGCGGCTACCACCAGTGCTAAACGAAAAGGAACTGCTGCTGGTAAGCAATTCGTCAGACAGCCTAAAGCGATATCAAAGAAAACCGCTAAATTCAGAAGAGGTGTGTAATGCTAACCGCACTGATAGGCCCGATAAGTAATATTGCCTCTACATGGTTAGAAGGCAAAGTAGAAGAGAAGAAAGCCCAATCAGCAAGTAAAGTTGCTAAAGCACAAGCTGAAGCTGTAGTGATGCAGAAGAAAGCTACAGGTGAAATTGATTGGGACTTGGAGATGGCTAGAGGTAGTCAGTCTTCGTGGAAAGACGAATGGCTTACTATATTATTTAGCATACCCCTTATACTAGCTTTTATACCCGGAATGGAAGAGGTGGTTGCAAATGGTTTCGCACAACTCAACTCAATGCCTGAATGGTATCAGTACTCACTTGGAGTTATCGTTGCTGCTTCTTTTGGAGTACGTTCGGCTACAAAATTCTTTGGTAAAAAATAATGATTGATTGGTGGAAACGATGGCTGCAATTTAATGTTACAGCCAAGCTAACCATGATTGCTTCCGTAGCTATGTCGTGGCGTTGCGCAGAATGGTTTATGAATTTAGAAGACCCAACAACACAACAGTCTGCATTTGTTTCTGTTATCATGGGTGTTATGACAGGTGTGTATGGCATCTATCTGGGCAGGGAAGCAAAGGGCAAGTAGATGAAGTATATCCGCACACATTTAATTAAACAGCTTGTTCAGAGTGAAGGTCTACGCTTAGAGGTCTATCAGGATACACTTGGCATTGATACTATTGGCGTGGGCAGGAATTTAGAGGACCGTGGTATTACTGAAGAAGAATTAGATACTATGGATATACCGAACATAGAAACAGTGTATCAGTATGGTATTACAGAAGTTGACGCTGCTTTTCTATTAGAGAATGACGTACAGATAGTTGAAGAAGAACTGGTACGTGCGCACCCTTGCGTAGACAGCTTAGACTCTGTACGTCAACTTGTACTTGTGGACATGGCTTTTAATATGGGTGTGCCACGTCTATGTAAGTTTAAAAAGATGTGGGCTGCTATACACGAAGAAGATTTTCGTACCGCAGCAAAAGAAATGCTTGACAGTAGGTGGGCAGTTCAGGTAAAATCACGTAGCCATAAATTAGCACATGCTATGCATCACGGAGAATTAAAAAATGGGTGAACCAAAGATAAAGAAAAAGAAAAAAGGTTATCTTGTAAAGTACGAAGGTACTAGGGGGCAAACTTATTATGGTAGTGCTAGTCCTTCGGGTACACCATTTT